TCAAAGAACGCGCAAAACGAGTTGAGCAACCCGGTAGGTTGAAAAGGACAAAAAATGCAGATAACACAAATGAAAATTGACAAGTTGATTCCATACGCTCGAAACGCAAGAACGCATTCCGATGAGCAGATTGCACAAATTGCGGCTAGCGTCAAAGAATTTGGCTGGACTAACCCAATCTTGGTGGACGGTGCCAAGGGCATCATTGCGGGGCACGGTCGCCTGGCTGCAGCGCGCAAGCTGGGCATGACCGAGGTGCCGGTCATAGAACTAGCGCACCTGACTGAGATTCAAAAAAAGGCGCTCATTATTGCGGACAATAAGTTGTCCCTAAATGCCGGCTGGGACAACGAGATGTTGATGCTCGAAATTAAAGAGCTGGAGCTGGAGGGATTTGATTTGGGCCTGACCGGTTTTGACGCCGAGGAACTAGAGGCGCTAACGCCGGTTGAGGCGACCGACGGCCTGGTGGATGAGGATGCTACGCCGGAGGTGCCTGTTGAGGCCATTACCAAGCCTGGCGATATATGGCTGCTGGGCAAGCATCGGCTGATGTGTGGCGACAGCACCAGCATTGAAGCTTTGGATCGTTTGTGCAATGGCCAACTGGTGGATATGTGGCTGACCGATCCACCTTATAACGTGGCGTATGAGGGGGGCACAAAGGAGAAGCTGACCATCCAAAATGATTCGATGGAAGACGACCAGTTCCGCCAATTCTTACGCGATTCTTACACGGCGGCTGATACGGTGATGAAGCCAGGCGCGGTTTTCTACATTTGGCACGCTGATTTGGAGGGGTATAACTTTCGGGGCGCGGCCAAGGATGCGGGCTGGACTGTGCGCCAGTGTTTGATCTGGAAAAAGTCCTCTTTGGTGATGGGCCGACAGGATTACCATTGGAAGCACGAGCCATGCCTCTACGGCTGGAAAGGCGGCGCGGGTCACTTTTGGGCAGCCGACCGCAAGCAGACCACCATCTTGGAGTTTGACAAACCGACCCGCAATGGCGAACACCCAACCATGAAGCCGGTGGCGCTATTTGAGTATCAGATGCTCAACAACACTCAGGGCGGCAATATTGTTTTGGACAGCTTTGGCGGTTCTGGCACAACCATGATTGCTGCCGAAAAGAACGGTCGCATTGCGCACTTGATGGAGCTGGACCCCAAATACTGCGACGTCATTGTCAAGCGCTGGGAAGAATTTACCGGAAAAAAAGCGGAACTAGAAAATGGCCAACAATAAACTTCCACCAGAAATCCATTTAATTCACGGCTCCAAGGGAGTCAACGCTGGCACGTTTCTGCCAGAAAACATTAAAAAGCGCATTCCGTTTGCCGAATGGGCGCGCCAGCCGGAGTTATTTGTTAAAGAACAATTCGTGTCTGAAACGGCAAATTACCTTTATGACGTTTACGGAATTGGTAGCGAGCAGGACCGACATACACTAATGATGCTGGCCGATCAGCTTGAGATGTACATCAACGCCAAAGCGCAACAAAGCAAACATCCTCTTGTTGTAAAAATCAATGACGGGAAAACTTTTGCGCCCAATCCGTTTATTTCGGTGGCTAACAACGCAATGAAAAACACAATTCAACTTATGAACGAACTAGGTTTGACGCCTAAAAGCCGCCTAGATCGACAAAAGCCGGAAGAAAACGGACCAGTGGCAAAGTTTCTGCGAGGGCCAAAAGGATGAAATGGCAAGATGGTCTTGCATATGCTCACGCAGTTTGCAAAGGAAATATCAACGTCTGCAAGGATGTGCAAAAAACTTGCCAACGGTTTATAAATCAGATTGAAAACAAGGAATGGGAATGGCAATTTGACCCAGATTATGCGCAACACATTCTAGATTTTGCTTCTGCTTTATGTCACACAAAAGGGCCAGACGCTGGCAAGCCTATTGTTCTGGAGCCATTTCAGATTTTGTTTATCTGCGCGATTTATGGGTTTCGGTCTAAGCGAGATAATTATAAACGCATGGTCACTGACGTGATTTTGTTCATTCCTCGAAAGGCCGGAAAATCAACTATCACTGCAATTATTGCTCTTTACGAACTCCTTTGTGGAGAGAAAGGATCGGAGGTTTTTACACTGGCGACCAACCGAGAACAAGCAACTATTGTTTTTGATGCTGCCAAAGGTTTTATTGAAAATATGCCAAAAGAATTATCAAGTTTGTTTTCTGTTAGCAAATATGAAGTAAAAAAAATCGGCGATACTCAGTCAATGTTCAAAGCCCTTAGTCGAGACACAAAAAAAACTGGCGACGGTAAAAATCCATCATGCGTAATCATTGACGAAGCGGCGCAGATTACGGATCGAAACAGTATTGAAGTTCTGCATTCTGGAATGGTGGCTAGAGCAAACCCATTGCGGATTTACATTACAACTGCATCTTTTACTCGCGAAACAAAGTTTCATGAGGATATGAACCTTTACAAAGCAATGTTAAGCGGAGAGGCCAAAGACAATCCACGATGGTTTGGTTTGCTATACGGACCAGATCCTCAAGATCATTGGCAAGATGAGGAAGTGTGGAAAAAGGTCAATCCAATGCACGGCATTTCAGTTTTTAATGATGCCATTGAGCAAAGAGCAGCAGAGGCAGCAAATAAACCAGCGGCTTTAAATGAATTTCTGTGCAAAACTCTAAACATTTATGTCAGCGCCAACGCCGCATGGGTAGACCGGCGATACTGGGATGAGTCTATTGCCGCGCAGCCTGATGACAAGCCAGAATCTACGTTTATTGCGTTTGACTTGGCGCACTCTCGGGACTTGAACGCGGTCTGCACTTTGCATCGATACAAGGAAGATTTGTTCTATGCAAGCTTCCAGTTCTTCCTGCCAGAAGATTCAATCGAGCTAATTCCTAACCATTATCGAAGCATTTTTGCTCAGGCGCAGGCCAGCGGCATTCTTAAACTGACGCCGGGTAATGTCACCGATCTCAATGAGATTGAGGAATACATTAAGCAGCAGTGCCAGGCGCATGACGTTAAAGAAATTGCCTTTGATCCTTACAACGCTGCCGCGCTGGTGGCCAATCTGTACGGCGAAGGCTTGCCGGTTAAGAAAGTCGGCCAGGGTATGTCGGTGCTGTCAAACCCAAGCAAAACGGTCGAGCAGTTAATTCTAAAGAAAGGCATCCAGCATAGCGGCAACCCGTTCGTTGGTTGGCAACTTGGCAACTGCGAGGTTTATACTGACGTTAATGGTAACGTCAAGATTAGAAAGAACGAAGCAGACCCAAGCGCCAAAGTTGATGGCATAATTTCATTGATCATGGCCATGCACTGCCATCTGGACAATGTGTTTGTATCTGAATCATATGGTTTTCGTTCTCTAGAGTGGTAAGATGTAAGAAAACCGAGGGAAATCATGGGAATTCTGGACGTTTTCAAGCGGAAAGAAACGGTAAAAAAAGAGAGCAATACGCTCTTTGGCCAGACGGCGCTGGGCAATAACATTGTCTACCAGGGCAGCAATACCCGCCCAACGGTAAACACGCAGATCCTGTACGTTACAACGTCTAGCGTAAACGACGCTGGCCGCATTGTTGACATGTCTATGCTGACTCGCAACAGCACCGTCATGGCCTGCATTGGGGCCAAGGCGCGGGCATTGTCTCAGTTGCCTATTCGGATCAAATGCGAGCTGGAGGACGGCACCTGCGTTGACGCGGCAAAATCGCCGCTAGTCTCTGCTCGCAACAAAGCCAAAGCGCAGCAGGTGATGTCGTTGCTGCAAAACCCAAACCAGTTTCAGAGTCAGTATGAGTTCTGGTATCAGTGGCTAATGTGGCTGGAACTTTCGGGCGAGGCGTTTGCGCTCTGGTGGCGCAAAGAGCAGGACAATCCGTCCCAGACTCCGATCGAGATGTACATTCTTGATTCGACTCTGATTGCGGTGCAGATTACGCCGACTCGATATCCTAGCTACCGACTTTCAACCCCAAGTTATGGATTTTCTAAAGATGAACCGCTGAAGGCGCACCAAGTTATGCACACTAAAGAGTCTGCATGGCAAGGATCTGCTGGCTTTAACAAAGGGATTCTCGCGGTCGAGTTGGTATCGCTGGATCAAGACATTGATCTGTATGCCAACTATGTCATGCTGAATGGTGCCAAGCCGTCTGGAATGTTTACGACGGAAGCGGTTATTCCTGATGCGAAATACAAAGAGATTGCTGGCAGGCTAAAGGAAGCATGGGCCAGCATGACCAGTTCGCGGTCTACCGATCAAAGTAAGCCTGGTCAAGGCATGCTGCTTGATCAAGGTATGAAATACGAGCCGCTAAAGATGCTGACGTTGCAGGATGCTTCGGCGGCAGAACTGAAGATGCAGACTATGCGTCGCATCTGCGGATTGTTTGGCGTACCGCCGTCAATGATTGGCATTGCTGACGGCAAGTTTAATAATACTCAAACAATGCTAGATGAGTTTTACAAAGCAACTATGTATCCGATGATTGTTAACATCCAGCAGAAATTGCGTCAACATTTGCTTGGCGGTTTCCCTGCGTTGTGCGTGGAGTTTGACACAAAGGATTTTCTCAAAGGCGCACCGCTGGATCAGATGAACTTTGCGACGGCTGGCGTTAGCGGTGGCATTATGACTGCCAACGAAGCGCGTGAATACATGAATATGTGTTCAATTGAAGGTGGCGACGAACTGAAGCAAGATGCTGCGCCTGCTGACCCGATTGCCGGGTCATCTCCGCAAGACACTGGCGGCGGCGGCGGCAATCAGCGTAAAAAAATGAATATTGGCAAGTCTGAACAGGAAGAAGTTGAGATTGTGCAGCGCAATGTATCGGTTAAGACTGAACCGCTGGAAATCAATCTGAATGTTCAGCAACCGCAGCCGCAGCCCCAGCCGACTTATGAAAAAAAGTCTAGTCGAAAAACAGTTCGTTTGATTCGGGATAATAGTGGCGCTGTTATTGGCGCCGAAACTTTTGAGGAAGAATAATCATGGCAATTACCACTGCAATCTGCAATAGTTATAAGCAGGAAATTCTGGAAGGCGTTCATACGTTTACCGACATTTATAAACTTGCGCTTTTTACTAGCACTGCAACGCTTGGCGCTAGCACCACTGTTTATGCAGCCACAAATGAAGTAGTTGGCGCTGGTTATACGGCTGGCGGTGCTACGCTGACTGGATTTGTTTCTGGTTTGTCTGGGTCAACAGGTTATCTGACGTTTACCGATCCTTCGTTTGCCAGTTCCACTATTACTGCTCGGGGTTGCTTGATTTATAACTCAAGCAAAGCAAACAAAGCGGTTGCAGCGTTTGATTTTGGTGCTGATGTTGTTAGTACGAATGGCACGTTTACGGTTGACTTGCCGGTCGCTGGCGCATCTGCCTTGATTCGTATTGCCTAAGGGATCGCCGTCATGGGTATTAAACATCCATTTGCAAGTGCAAAAGTCGATGGCGGCGATGCTACGCTTGTTCAGCCTTCCAACTGGAATGCTAACCACACAATTGATTCTGAAGTTACGTTTCCTGCTGTAGCGTCACCCGCTACGCCAGCAGCGGGAAATGTCAGTTTGTTTGGTCAAACTTTGGGCCAGACAAGAACAATGGCTGCGGCAATTGATCCATCCGGGATAGATTACATTTTGCAACCGTCAATCTGGCGGCAAAAGATTAGCAGATGGAATCCTGCCGGAAATAGTAACGTAGTGCCTGGTATTGATGGGTTTGTTGCGTGGACTGCGATAGGAACCGCAACGGCTCGAAACGTAGCAACAACAAATTTATTTACCAGGATGCGTCGAATCGGTTACGTTACTGCTGCTACTACTGCAGGAACATTAGTTTCTATTCGTACCGCACAGGGGCAATATACAACCGGGACTGGCGCTGGACTGGGTGGATTCTTTGCTTCATTTCGGTTTGGTCGATCTGACGCGGCTGCAGTTGCAGGCGTAAGGTTCTTTGCTGGCATGACAGCAACGACGACTGCGCCTACCAACGTAGAACCAAGCACTTTGGTTAATACAATTGGTATTGCGCAGTTATCTACTGATACGACACAAATGTATCTGGTGTATGGCGGCTCTGCTGCTCAAACTGCGGTTGCAATAGGTACTGGTTTTCCTCCTTATAACGGAACGGTTGGAGTTACAACAGGTGTTCCTTATGACTTTACAATTTGGTGCCCGTCAAATTTAAATGGTGTATTTAATTGGCAATTAGATAGATTGGATACGGGGACAAAAACTGGCGGGACAATCACGCCCGGCACGCCTGGCACACAAACACCAGCAAATACCACTTTGCTTAATCCGGTAATGTGGGCTTGCAATAATGCCACTGCTCTTGCTTGCGCTTTTGATCTTTCCAATGTTTACATCGAAACGGACTATTGATGTATACGCTAATCTTAAATGAAGGTGTAGTTTTGCGGGACATTGATGAAAAACAAGTTGCGCCGTGTCAATCTGCTGAAGATCCTGATTTTGTTGCTTACAATGAATGGGTTGAGGCTGGAAATCAGCCGACAATTATAGAAAGCAGGTAGAAAATGGCCGCTGCTTTCCAGTCAAATGCGTTTGAAAATACAGCATTTGAAGCCGCCTCAGGAACAAATGGAACCGCAACCGTCACTGGCGCCCAATCGGCCAGTGCGATTGCAACCATTACTGCGAACGGCGCGGCTAATCGTACTGTCTCAGGTGTAAGCGCAGAAAGCACCGCAGCAACGGTCACGGCAACGGGTACTGTATCTGCGACCGCAACGGCTACAGGCGCAAGTGCAACAAGTGCAGCGGCAACAATTGCTGCTGGAGTATCTGCTACCGCAACGGCACCAAGCGCAACAGCAACCAGCACTGCAGCGACGATTACGGCGGCAGGCGGCATATCCGCTACTGCAACGGTTACCGGAACGGCGGCGGCAAGTGCTGCAGCGACGATTACAGCTACAGGCGGGATATCCGCAATCGCAACCGCATCCAGTGTTGCGGCGGCAAGTTCAACGGCAATTATTTCGGCGCAAGGAAACGCAACTACAGCGGTAATTGGACAGCAGGCGGCGAGCATTGCGGCAACTGTCTCTGCTGCTGGCGGATCTTCGGCCGTTGT